GGTACTGGGTCGCCAAGATTATATTTTAATCATGCAAGTGCAAACCCCGATGATAATGATGAAATTGGACAAATTCGGTGGTATGGTTTAAATGATGCTGGAACTCCGGTTAGTGATGTATATGCTCAAATTAAAGTCAATCAAACTGACGTAAGTAGTGGATCTGAAGATGGTAAGATGAGTTTCAATTTAATGCAAGGTGGATCAAATTCAGACATTTTTATCTTAGATGCTGATTCTAAAATAAGTCTTAGCAATAATGATTCTGGAACCTCTAACACCGTTTTCGGAAAATCAGCAGGTAATATAGACAGTAACTCTAACTATAACGTTTTTGTAGGGGAAAATGTTTCTGATGCCTCTATGAATGGTGCTACATCTAATACTGCTATAGGATATAGTAGCGCAAGTGGATTAACAAGTGGCGACAATAATGTAATGGTAGGATCTACAGCGGGGCAATCTGCTACAACTTCTTCAAAATCTGTTTATATTGGTGCAGAAGCTGGTGAAGGTGCGAACCATAATCATAATACCTATGTCGGCTACCAATCAGGGAAAGTAAGTGGCAATTCCGATAACACGGCGGTGGGATATTTGGCGTTAGGTAGTGGCTCTAATGGTTATTCAAATGTTGCTATTGGTAGAGAAGCATTAAAAAATACTACGGGTCACATGGCGGTTGCAGTTGGCGAAGGAGCTATGCAAGAAAATACAAGTGGTCAATACAATGTGGCAGT